ACCAATTGTATACTTCATTACCTACATAGTAAGTACCTGAATTTTCAGGGAACTCTACTGCACCTTCAGTATCAATATCTACTACAGTACAATTATTCAGATCAATATTAGCTTGATTGACTACATAAGTAGCATCTAAGTCATACAATCGTCTGTAGTAGTGTAATTCAAAGACATCACCTTCTTCTGCTGTAGGGTAGAATTGAATAAACCCGCCCTTATAAGTAAAAGATTGTTCTGGCTTTAATGTAGTTTCATTATTAAATTCAATTTGAGATAAATTTTTATTAAACGAAGTACGCTTACCTTCTTTGTCTATACGAGAAAAAGAAATAAGCTCTGAGAAATCTGGAGGTAACTGTAGAGAATTTTCCCCTACAGAACCTGCTGTAATTACCGGATACTGATAGGTGTACTCCAAAGGAGGAATTCTCAGTTTTCGGTAGCAGTAGTCGGCAGAGTAATCTAAACAATCTGTAACAATATTGTCAGGTAAAACAACATCATCACGGTTAGTCCAGCTACGTACCTTTTCTACTAGCGCATCAAATTTTGGAGTAGACATTTATCAGTCTCCTTATTAGTAAGATAATAGGTAGGGATATTCGCTCTTGATAATTGCTCTGAATTTATTCATTAAAGCTCTATCACCCATAGTATTAGGGTCGTGAATATCTATACCATGCTTTTGCATAACTTCAATAGCTACAATATCGGGAATAGTAGCAAACTTTCTATACCCAGTGTCAGGTCTCTTACCTGCTTCCCTTTCTCTTTTAGCTTGTTCTAAGAAGGGTTTTTCATCTTGATATATTTGCCAATGTGATTCACCGACTGCTTTGCCGCTTTCATATTCAAATTGACCTTTAAGGGTTCCTGCCCCTTTGCCACCAACTGTCCACTTAGCCATTGATATTACCTATTACTTAGACATTTTAACAAATCGACCTGATTTGCCGATGTAACCTAATACTGGAGCTGTAATTGCTACTGCTGCACCTGTGCCGAAGAAATCAGCACTTGTTAATTCGTAACCACCTGCTACTTCATTCTGTACCCATGTACACATATCAGCAGGATAAATTTTGTTTGATGAATCTTTAATAACGATCATAATATATTACTCCCAAATATAATAAAAATAGGGGAATCCGAAGATCCCCCTTAATAATCTCATTTCAAATATGAGATCATTTTGATGAGGATACTCTCATCATCTTTTACTAAGCCCAAAGCAACATTGCAACTGTGGCATAATATGCCTCTAACATGATTTGAAGTATGACAATGATCTACTACAGCACGTTCATAGTGTTGTGGATTTTCTTCCATTGTGTTATAAAACTTCACAGGAACTTCACATATAGCGCAAGTTCCGCCTTGGTCTTCAAAAATGATATTACGTTCTTCCAATGTAATACCATAACGTTTTCTAATAGTCGAACATTTAGAACATTCTAGATGTCTAGAATTACCGCCTACTGTGTTTCCACAAACATCATAATACTTACATTGTTTACGCATGAGGTATCTTTAAGGTTTATCAGGATAGGCCATAGATTGCACCACAACCTTTAGGGTTGCGTACTTCCAGAGTAGTTTCTTCTACCATCATACCGACAGTAGAGTCACCTTTCTGACCTACATCTACTTCAGCCAGAGGACGAAGAGTAGCTACGTTGAACCACTGTGGATCGTATACGACAGCTGCGAAATCTGCTACGTCTACGTTACCGTTACCGAAGTCAACGTTGTGAGAAAGACCCATGATGTAGTTAGGGACTACCATCAAATCACCGAAGTCAGACATGTAAACGTCAACAGACTGACGGAGTTTACCATCAGTATCGATATTACGTCTAACACCTGAATCAGTTACCATCAGATCAGAGAAGTCTCTGCGAAGCTTAGGAGAAAGCATGATACGAGTAGCTTTACCGCCTTCTTCGTAGATCTTCTGCATTACTTCATCGATGTCAGACAGAGCCAAAGCACCACGAGTATTGTCAGCAGCAGCTACACCAGTTACAGTAGCGGTACCAGTACCAGCTGCAGTTGGAGCTTCGAAGTCACCTACGTAGTTACAAGTAGCTGCATCATTGATGAACGACTGAACGCCACCAGCAGTACGAGTACCTGAAGCAGAAGCTACGTTGTAAGACTGAATCATATCGAATTCAACGTCACGACGAAGTTCAGTACCACGCTTCTTGAGCTGGTATGCGTATTCATCAGCTACACCAGCCTGATCTACTGCTCTACGAGTACCAGATACAGCGATCTGCTTACCGTTGATCTGAGTGTAGTTACCCAGACGAGTACGGTGTGGACCAACAGTTACGTCAGCAGTAGCGAACTCAGCGCCTTCAGCCATACGGCTGTTGCCTGGAGCAGCTAGCTCATCAGTCTGCCATTCATGGTAAATAGCGGTAGCTTTAGTTTTACCGATAGATGACATGAAAGGGGTTTCTTCACGAGTGATCATCGTGATAAAGTTTGCCAAGTCTTCACGCTGTGATACGTCTGCGTTGTTACGACCTGAAGTTACATCTGCTTGTGCGCGACCAGTTGATACGCCACGACCTGCTACGATTGCCATTATTATAATCTCCGATTACATATTCTTGTTATTGATTTAAAGATCGGGATGCAAGTTGTTTAAGAAAAGCCATTTGATCATCAGGAGAAGCGTTCTCTTTAAATGCTCTCGCCTTGATCATACTATCTTTATCTTGTTTCTTTTTAGCCGAACTTTTAGCTTTCTTAACTGGGACTTTCTTTGATGGGGCTGCTTTTCGTTTTGCCTCACCTTTAGAAACACCTGTCTTAAGAATCCTAAATTCGTTCACAAATTTTACAATAGCTGGATCGACAATACTGTCAACCAAAGCTTCTGGTAGACCTTCACTGAGAGCAAACTCTCTAATTTCTGATGCAGTCTGTTCATTAAAATCTGGAACATATTCGTGAATAGTTTCGTTAAACTTAACTAGAGTTTCATTCCATTGCTTTTCGGCCAATTCTTGTTGCCTAGCTTCTAGTTGACTAACTATACCTTCACGTTTCTTTCGAGCTTCCCAATAGTTAGCTTGAGCTTCTTCTCGCTTATCTTTTAATTCAGACAGCTCATAAGTATCACCATTGGATCTAGCTTCTTTAATTTTAGCTTCAATATCATGGTATTCTTTAGCAAATGTCTGTTCTTCAGACATCAATACTGCTGCAGAGGCTTCACCAATCTTACTGATTTCTGCTAATTGAGCTTCACGCTCGGCTTCAAGTTGTTTCCTTGCTTCACCAAGTTCACGACCCTTCGTAGAAAGAGATTGTTCAGTAGAGTAACCTTTGATAAGATCACTAAAAGATACAGGTACTTCTTCGCCATCTATTTTGACGATTACTTGTGCATCTAAGTCGAGATCATCAGCAGTGAATACAGTAGCTTCTTGGGTAGCGTCTTCCGAGGCATCCTCATCTTCCGATTCTACTTCTTCAGTATCTTCGTCTTCTTCTTCATTCTCTGTATTAACGACTTCCTCTGACTCCTCTGGGTCTTCTTCATAGTCAGATTCAGACGGGTCAACTTCAGGGATCTCTTCATCGGGTAGCGATTCATTAACAAACTGAGAGTTTGCTAGAACGGCATCCAAGAGTTCTGCTTCGGTTGGACCATTAGCTTGAGCTGGAATGTCATCCGTAACGGGTAGAGATTCATTAGCTGTTGCCATAATTTATATCCTCAATTAAACTTTAGGTGGGCGACCTGGACCTTTCTTAACAGGAGTTTCTTCTTCTGTTTTGGTCTTAGGTGCCATAGCTGCTTCATAACGATCTTTAAGCTGATATAAATCAACTAAATTAGCAGCATTCAATTTACACTTACCTGAACCACGCATTGCATCGTATTCAAGTAGGTTAATCATTTGAATTACATTATCAAGTAGTTTATCGTACTCAATAACCTTATAAGCCTTACTCATTGTTGTCCTCCATAAATTGAATATTCTTACCTTTAGTTTCATATTCAACTAGTTTTTGTCGAACATCTCCTAATGCTAAGGCAGAATTGTAAATGAACTCACGAGTCTTATTCTCATGTGGTTCAGTCTTTAGCCAATGCATAAAGTAAGTTACTAATAACTCACCATAAGCATCATCAAAAAATTCATTACGTTGTCTAGAGGAGAACTCTGCATTAATCAGAGCCTCCTTAGCCAACATATCGGGATGCATCTTCTTACTAAAAGCCTTCTCGCCAGCCTTCCGATATTTATCCATTGTATCCTCTTACTGTGGTTGCTGCATCTGTTGAGCCATCATTTGCTCTTGTTGTTCTTGTGCAGGTGTTTCTGGTGCTTCCATTTCTGGAGACATGTATTGACCTACCATTGCAACGATTTGGTCAAACGGTGGGTGTGCTGGTAATTGAGTACCTTCTTTAGCAGCTTTAATATAGAGATCAGCCCATTCTTGGAAATGCTTATCAATAGCAATAGCCATCTGACGGGAGTTATCATCTCTAGTATTTTGAGCTTGAGCATTAGTGTATTTAACGTTAGTCTCTTGTAAAGACACATCTGCTTCTGCTTTACGCTGTTCAAGTTGCTGTACTGCTTGAGACAACTCTTGTTGTTTCTGAATAGCTTCAGCTGCTTTCTGTTTAAACTCATCTGTAGTGTAGTCTTCTAAGAAGTCATTTGAATCTAGACCCATAGCTTCTAACAACTGAGTTGCTATAGCTGCAGGAGCTTCAGGACGAATAATCATCCCTGCACCTTGTTGATTCAATGCTGGTAGAATTTCTGCACCAATAGACTTAAGCTTCTGAATTTTATTTAGGTTAGAGTTTTCACCAATATCTACAAATACTTCACATTCAAGATTGTATGGAAGTTCTGAAGGTATTATCTCTGCAAAGTTATATGCAATATTACAAGAGACCTTTTCATTCATGCATTTACGCATAGTATGGTAAATACCATTACAAAGTCTCTTGAAACCTGTTTCAGCAAATCTACGAGCAACATGTTGAATACGTTTCTGAGAAGCCGACTGAACAGCCGCTATCTTCTGCTCTGAGTTACCAGAGACATACAGAGTGTCATTCAACCCCTGAGCTGCTTTAGACATACCTGTAGCCTGTTCTTTAATCGTCTGGAGATGTTCCAATAGAGGAACAGTACCAGTTGAAATAGTTTCAGGCATTAAGGATTGTACAGCCGCAGCAGGGTTACCATTAGTAGGAATGATCTGCTTAGGTTTCATATTCTGCAATGCAGAGAAATCTACTACGTTTGGATCTGCGAGCTTAGGAGAATAGTTAGTTAAGTAAGTATTCTCTACGAAGCCACGAAGAATTGCAGTAGATGCAAGGGTGGACGAACGCGTGAAGTCAGCTATGGAGAGTCCGTAGAACTCGAACGGAATGTTGATGGGAGACAAAGAAGCAAGAGGTACCATATCAACGTCTTGTTCATAAAGGATATGCGTACCAGCAACAATAAGGTGCTTCAGTTCTGCAATACCATCACCGTCTCGATCGACTCGAATCCAACACTCGGTTACCGTAACTTCACGGTTCGCCTCAAGCGGGGTCTCAGTACTTAGAGACCCGCTCCAGTACTCTTGACCAGTAACTAATTTTCTTGCTGCAACATCATCATTAAATCTAGTTGCTACAGCAAAACCACCATCACCAATTTCATTCCAATCATCTTCAGACATGTCTTCAGCAATCTCAGGCCACATCTTACGAATCTCTGAACGTGTAAAGGTATTCTGTACACCTACGAAATCCGCAGTCTCAATGGAGGATGCATCACGACTAATCCTAAAATTTTCGGGTGGAATTAGTTCAATTTTAACTCTTGATTTATTTACTGTCCTACGAAGACGAACATCAACATAAGAGAATTCAGTAACCCCTTCGAAGTTAATTTCATTCTCAATATTAAGATCACCTACGATTTCAATATTATCTTCTGCTAAAAGTGTATCAAGTTTAGTTTGAGTAATACGATCATACTCTTCGAAGACATACTCATAGTCTTCAACATAATCCCAACGGATAACACCATTCTTCCATAGAAGAGCAGTCTTCATCCAAGCTTCTAATGTTTCCCAACCATTGTTCTGTTTAAACAAACAGTAGTTAACAAGAAGAGAAGCATCCTTAGCTTGTTTAAAAGCTCCAGGAGTATCATTATATGGGACAAATCTAGCTAGTCTTTGATTATTCAAAAACAAGTCTGATAGGATAGCTGCAAAGGCTTCTACTGTTTCTGTAGTTGAAGTATCTACAATAGTAGAAACACCTTGAGGAGCAAGATGACCTATAGGGACACCAGCGTACTCATAAGTACTCTTCTGTCTTTCATAAGACAAATCAGATGAATTAAGCCAATCCCCTACTGAATTCTGTATTCCAGAATCAATAACGTTAAGCAATTGTTCATCTGTAACTGCTTCTTTATAACCAATAGCCATTACTTATATCCATCCTTAGTAGGTATTTTCTTAGCACCCTGCAAGTCTTCAGATGTATATGTTCCTGGTTTTGGCATAGTACGTGGTTTATCTTTAGTTTGTTTAGGTGTTTCATTCACCTGTTCAATATATCTGCTCATAATCTTTCCTCAGATTATCTATCTATCTATCAATCGAATAAGTTGTCGGGTTCTCTACCCTTGCCCGACTCAAGTGAGGACGTGGTAGAAATCCTTTACTCTGTATTTTGCTTAGAGTTTTCAGCCTCTAGCTTAGCCAGTTCTTTCTGGAATTCTTCATCAGAAAGATCTTTTAAGTCAATGTTAGTTTGAGTAACCTGCTGTGAAGCCAATTTAGGTGTTTCATACTGTG